ATCTAATTCACGTCTCTCTTCAGAAGTTAAGGATTTCGTGAGGGTCTCAAAACCTCCTGCTAAATTAATAGCGGAAAATAATGAAACTCTTACTGATTCCGAAGTCGCATGACTAAGACGCCATGCCATCTCCGAAAAGAAACTCTGGCGAGGATCACAAGATACCTTGTTATTTTGATCGTTAAGGTGGTCATATATTGTCAATGACTTTATATGTATCATCCCTAATTCTCTTTTTAAAGATAGTGAATCTCATTTCTCGGTACTGATGGATCATAAGGGCTTTTCAGCTCTTCTAGTTCTTCAGCGATTTTCCAGAGCTCAGCTTCACGTTGAGCCAATGGTTTCCCGTAAGGGTTCCAACCAACAGGACCTCTAAGGGTATCAGGTATCTCACCTATAACCTTGAGGATCTCGCGTTGTTTGGGACGTAATAGAGGAAGTATGGAGGGTCCAAACTGTTTTGCCATATCAAGATATGACTTATCAGTAGGAACTTTCCATTTAAACTGTCTCAGGATTTTGTCCTTGGTTATAAACCTTGAACAAAATTCTGCAGTAGATGAATTGAAGATGCACTTTTCAAGTGACACCTTGCATTCCAATTCACTGATTATACGTAGGTACTCAGACGCATACTTCTGGTCTATGACAATGTCATCACCAACAATAGCGTAATTATAACTGACGTCCTGACGTTCACCAGACAATTCATCATATAAACGACGAAGAGGGTCAACAGATCCTTCAACATTACAAATCACCATTCTTACAATGAAGTGATGGTAAAGTGCAAAAGAAGGAAATGATGGTCCTAGACCTAAAGGCTGACCAGTCACCCATTTGATCTTTATATCACCCTCCGGTGATGAACAGACCCAATCGGATGTAGAAACTTCTTCAAAGAGGTCAATAAACGGATTATTACCATAAATGGATTTTAGCACGTTTATCTGGTCTTTGAGTGGTAGATAATTTGTAGCGTCAGACAAATCGACACTACTTACCTTGACACCATCTCTAAGTAAGCCTTGAATATATAGGACACCTGCTT